TTGCTCCTTTATAAGTAATTGTCAGCCCATTGGTCTGCAAAGGCTTCGTCTAGATTGACTGTATATCTTCTTTCTTTTTGTGCTCTTGTTGTCCAGCGGTTGTTTGCATATCTGCTTATACCGCTTGTTTGTTGCATAAACTCCCGTGCCCTAAGCACAGTAAACCATAAAGCCATAACACAGTCAGTCTTACCACGAGTGTTAGGTTTCCAAGTTATTAACTGTTGTACCAATGCCTTCATACCTTCAGAGTGTTCTGTAGAAGGAAACTCAATAACATTGTTATCTTGGAACTTACCATCCCGTAAGGTTCCCATTAACATAGACATACCAGCAACACCAAAGTTGCTATCCCATTTGTTCTTACCAGTAAAGTGAGATTCTAATCTACAACCACGAATAGATAACCCTTGCCTTAAGTTTTCATCTAAGGAGTAGGCTTTCTGGTGAGCGTTAATTTCAACTCGTAATTCTTGTGGTTGATACTTTTCAACTAACTCTTCAATGGCTGTTTGAATTTTTTGCGGGGTTGGGTCTGCCATGTTAATACAATCAAGAACATATATCTTGCTATCAAATCTGTTATATGTAGTCACCACAAACGCAGCATTCCCGCCCATTGCGGGGTCAAAGCCTATTATTGTGTACCCCTCAATGTGCGAGGGATGTCCTACCGCACCTGCTTTCAGCAGGCCACGTTTGCGTTGACCTCTGATACAACCCTGAACAAGGGCTGGGGGAAATATATTATCTTCTGAAACATCTTCTTGTTGGTATACCAAAGCCCATGTTGATGGGGTTACTTCACTACGCCTTCTTGCTAATGCTTTACCATCCCACTTCGGGAAGAGTCCTTCTTCGTCAGGTACTTCAGAATCCCCATCCCACGCAACATCCGACTTAGGCCAAAGCGTTTTCCAGTTTTGCGGCTTCTCAGAATACTGTAAAACAGCAGGCATGCCCATATAAGTAAAAGGGCTTTTACCCCCAGACCAATGCTTGGTCTCTCGGATTTCTTTATAGAAGTCTTGTGCAGCAATTCGTGTCCCAACAATTAGTAACTTACCGTTTTTACCCAGACGGGTAATAACTTCCTTTTGTAGCCAGTTGATTTGTTTTTCCCACTCATGGGCGTTGGCTGTAGTTATGCAGTCATCAAGAATGATGAGGTCAGCCCGTGCTCCGTAAATCTGCCCACCCATACCAAGTGCTTGGATGGTGGGGTCCTTCTCACTAGAATTTCGTGCATCGCCCCCAAGATAAACGGTATCAACTCGCCAAGTGTCTGAGTCTTCTTTCCAACCACCTTCGGGGCCAAAAGTTGTTTGCAACTTTAACCAGCGTGGATGTGAGAGTCTCTGCTTGATTGCGTACACGAATTCACGTGCCTTGATAAGCGTTTTAGAAACCACTATAATGCGGATATTTGGATTGAGGGCGATACGATATGTGGAGTAGTTTACGGTTATGACCGTGCTCTTAGCGTGCTCAGGCGGCACGTTAATCAGTAGACGGGCTGGGTCAGACTTTTCGTAAACCATACTAGGGTGCAACCACGAAGGGGGTCTATCCTCTAGTAAGTCAATCCAATCTTGGTGATGCGGGAATACCTTTTGTGCTAGGAATATCTCAGAAAAATTTGGGAAATCTATTTCATCCTTGGGTATACCCAGCGAAGCAAGGGAGGCATCCTTTGCGGTGGCTTTAGCCTCCGTTAGGTCTGCTGCAAACTTTTTATCCCTAAGCATCCATATTCTGACGGTGTCTGGTTTCTTACCACAGACTTCCATAGCCTTATGAACTGAGTGGCCTTCGGCCACCAATGCTAGAACTTTAGCCTTTGCTTGTCCCATAGCCAAAGATTTTGGGTTAGTACTGCCTTTGTTAAATGCCATCAGTCCCGTCCCGTTTGCATCAATCTGTAACAAACCGTAAGTACATTCTGTAACGCAAGTCCCCCAAGGACTTGCTACTGTTAAAAAAAGAAACAGCCTCTATACTGTTTAATCCGTTCAACAGCCCAAAACGAACACTTTTATTTAAAGTATTTTTTTATTAGCCAAAAAATCAGTACAAAATAGGACAAACTGGTACTAGTACTGGGGGTACTTTGTACGGGAAAATCTTTATCAGAGATACATATACTACTTAACTCTCCTTATTAAACACCCTGGGTCAATTACTACTCAGCGCAGGCTGTAACTACAGAACATCCATACAGTTCAGAAGGGTGCGGAGCGGATAACAGTCTTCGGGCTTAGGGTTAGGACCTGGCGCCCTCAGTTAAAATAAATCTTTTGCTGAGTTGGTCAGTGCTGAAAGGCTACCATGAGCAAAGAACGCTCATGGTGTGTGGCTGATGTAGTAGGAAGATATCCTGCTACAGAATAGGAGATAAACTCATGAACTCTTTCTCATTCGAAAGTGCTCGTGTTAAAAAGGTTTTTGATAATAAGGGTGGAATTACCCTTGCTATCCAAGACAACAAAGCAGTATCTCAAGCGGACGGTTCATTCAGGTCCGTGTTTGTTTGCTCTCGTCTAGTAGGAACGGCTGATACCGACCTCCTAGCCTTTATCAGAAGCAACATCACTCCAGATTCAGTAGTTAATGTATCTGGCTTCATGTCCACTCGTGCTGGCAAAAAAGATGGCGAGTGGTTTGATAACTTGGTCATAACAAGCCTTACATTGGCTCAATAAGGACCAATGCATACATTCGAACTAGAATGTATATGCCAAACCTGCCACAAACCTAGTGGCAGGTATTGGTGTAGCAAATGCGAGAAAGCACTATGTGAAGCATGTGGTGAAGGTGATAAATTTATCTTCTGCCCACTACATGACTAACAATGCCCTCATTTGCGTTATCATCATCTACGCAAACCTTCTCATGCTCTCACGAGAATCTAGCCACTTGGTTAGATACTCGTGATGAGTATTGCGTAGAATGTAGTCTTGAACTAGAAGGTTCTATGGCAGAACATGCCTTGGACCTTCACGAGATTAATAGAGGTGAGCAGGAGTCTGAACCATTGCTCACTAATGATATACCAAACGATAATGGATTTAGTCATCAATGGACTAATCGTGATGGCGAATACCTAGAAGGTGTATACGATATAACTAATCGACTTCCCAGTTGGTTATATCTAGGCAAGCATGTGTTCCCTATGATGAAGCAAGATGAGTTAACTGCTTATCTTGGCTTACCAGTAACAGACACAATATGTATCGCTTGCCACTTACAAGTCAACAGATTTGTAGGTTGCCAACAGTGTATAACCCCATCTCAATCTCTATACAATGAGATTCACAGGGTTATGCACTCATAGCAATTGGCAGGGTGGGATTCAGGTCTCACCCTGCCAACATATTTTTTTTCATATTGGGGGGCCACAAAGTAAGTTGATTGGATAACTACTAGTCGAACGGAGATAGTATGGGTAACAACGAAAGAAAAAACGGTAAGGCTTGGAAAAAGAAACCAAAGATTACAGTAAAAACTAGAGAAGTAATTGCTGGTATAAGCAAAACAATTGGTGGATATAGCATAGCCAAGTTGGCTATTCGTGCACAGAAACGGAGCAAGTAATGTATCTAGATACAGGTACGATGATTGGAATAATCATAGCCTTAGCCGCCAGCATGTTGACGATGGGCTATAGCATCTATATCATTAAGACACAGAACCAAATCATTCAGCGCATGAGTGATGCCACTGCAACCAGACGCAAGATGGAAAGGTAGATAGCAATGAGAACCAGAGAAGAACTATTCAAAATCAAAGAAGCATTTTCTTTTGCAGTGCTTGATTTGCTTGATGTATTTGACGAGTTACTTGCAACAGGTCGTATATATGTAGATGAACCTACAGTAAACGACCTCGCCAAAAATCAGAATGAATCCAATGAGTAAAGAATTACAGGATAAGTTAGATGCCGTTGCATTAGTTCTGCAACCTATTCTATGGGAAATACTAGATGAGATTGAATGGTCCGATGCTAGTAACAAATAGAATGATTGTACTTCAGGCTGAATTTGCACGAGCAGTAATGCACCCACTGTTCAGTGACCCAGAAAAATACTGCATATTAATAGATATAATACAAGATGCTATTGATGAAGAAAGAGAGATAGAGGTAGCCAATGCTTGATGAAGATACCCCTCAGTGGGAGCATACCGTGTGGATACTAGCCAAAGTCAGATGCCGAACCACACATATAAACATAGATACAGCAGGTGATGAGGCTCTTGATGACCCTGATAATTGGCATGTGTTAGAGTTTGATAAAGGGGTTAAGCATGGTCAAGAGATTGTTAGGGTGAGATGATTGAACAACTCATTGCAAGTTCATACCTCACAACATCACAATCCTGGACATTCTTATTACTCTTTGGATATCTCACATGGAGGTTTATTAAATGAGGAAACTATTAGCAGGGTATTTAAGTTGGCTACTAACCTTCTTATCAATACCATTCTTTCCCAGTCCAGCATACGCAGTAGCAGTAGCAACACGATTGCAAGCCAACTGCATAGACGCATCTACATGGACACCACGAGTAGCCAAGGCATACGCCAAAGGGTTAATGAAATGGAACTACCCACATTGGAACAGGTCTGAGTACATAGCACTCG